TATGTATATGTATATGTATATGTATATGTATATGTATATGTATATGTATATGTATATGTATATGCATATGCATATGCATATCCTAGAAATAAAGATAGCTTAGCGGGTAAAGCTGGCACACCATATTATATTGGTAAAGGTAAGTGTCAAAGAGCCTGGCAACATCACGGTAGAATTCATGTCCCGAAAAATAAATCCTTTATAATTTTAATTGAAACTGAATTATCTGAAATTGGTGCTTTAGCAATAGAGCGAAGATTAATTAGATACTGGGGTAGAAAAGATTTAGGCACTGGAATTTTACTAAATTTGACTGATGGCGGCGACGGCTTAAGCGGATATAGGCATTCTTTATATTCTAAAGCTAAAATGGGCTGGAGTAAAGGTTTGTCTAAGAAAACGCATTCAGGGATTAGTCGAATGGCTAACCAATTAAAAGGCCGTACGAAAGAAACACATCCAGGAATTAAAAATCAGTCAGAGAAAATAAAAGGCCGTACGAAAGAAAATCATTCTGGAATTTTTGCAGATGGCAAATAAATTGCGGGGCCGTACTAAAATCACTCATAATGGTCCGTTAATGGTGTCATTAAAAACTAAAGGCGTGAGAAAACCGAAAGTTTCAGCTGCTCTATCTGGAAGGACAAAAGAAACTCATGGTTATCTTTTAGAAATGTCAAATAAAAGAAAAGGACAGACGAAAACTAATTGTTTAAGAGTTTTTAAGCAATCCGAAACCAAAAATAAATTACCACCTGAAGTAAGAAAACATATTGTTGTTTTAAGAAATGAAGGTAAAACTTTTAAGCAAATTTCTGAAACGCTAAACGTACTGGGATATAATGTTAACGGCTCATATGTAGCCAGAAGTTACAGAAGAGAGCCAAAAAGTGAAACGCGAATAAAAGCAAAAATATCAACACCGCTGTTAGTAGTGATTAAACAGAAACGATTAGATAAACAAAAAATTCAAAGATATTCTATACTGGCTAAATCATGTGGAAAAAATAGAAATTTCTGCGCGTGCTTTACGATATAAATGTAGAGAGGCAAATATTAAATGATACAACAAGCAACCGCCACAATTCATGTTAGGAATGAGATATGGACGACTGTCACTGGCCTATCAAAATATCATTCCGACTTTTTATGGGAGTTATTTGGCCCATATGTTGAGGGCTATAGACATATGCTTAACTTCAAGCTCGGCAGATGGGATGGTAAAATTCGCTTCTTTGAAAAGACTGGTAAGACCTATACCAAATTAATACTGCGAATTATCCCCTACTTGGAAACTTGGGGATATGAAATTGATTTGAAAGATGATAGGAATTACTTTGATGCTCCGCCAAAGATAGCTCTTAATCCATTTCCAAATGAGAATGTTGCATTACGACCATATCAACAACAGTCAATCAACTTAGGGATTGAAAGCGGATGTGGATTTATCATCGCTGGCACTGGAGCTGGCAAAACTCTTATTACCGCCGGTATTAGCCATGCCTATTCAGACGCAGGTTATGACACTATTACGATTGTCCCATCAGCAGACCTTGTCACTCAGACGGTTGAGTTTTACAACTATGCAGGACTTGATACAGGTGTCTATTCTGGAGATGATAAAGACATTCATCATAAGAATGTTGTTGCTACATGGCAAGCACTTCAATACAATATGCGCGTCCTTGAAGGATTTCAGTGTCTGATTTGGGATGAATGCTTTGCTGGACATGAAAAAGTATTAACCCCATTTGGGTTAATAAGCATACAAAATCTAAAAAAAGGTGATATAATTTATTCGATGTCTGATGATGGTAGTTTTATAGAAGATATAATTGTAAAAATACATAAAAATCTAAAAAAATCTGAGACTGTTAAAATGTTGAGACTTGAATTTGATAATGGCAATAGTTTTGAAGTTACTGAAAATCATGAGTTTTTTACGAAGTGTCATGGTAGGGTGGCTGCTAAAGATTTACAAGATTTTCATGAATTAATTGAATTTGACATAAATAAGCTTTTAACTTCATGAAGCTAAAGCATATGTCGAATATTGAAAAACTCAATAATAGATTACAAGAAATTAAATGTGAGGTTTTTATTTGCTCAGAAATAAAAACTGACACTGGATTTATATTGTCATTTTCTACTGGGTATAAAATAGAAGAGAAAAAACGAAATAGAAATATAAGCAGAATGATTTTATATTCTATAACATTTCCAAATTATGCTAATGAATTACTTTCAAACGATGAATTAATTAGAAAAGATGTATTAGCAGCTAGAAAAAAAGCAATAGCTAGCAATGGTGGAAAAGTTGCTATGCAAAATGTCAATAATCATGTTAGGAAAAAGATGCCTCCAGATTATACATCATGGAATGATGGACTGTCTGGATTGACAGGTTGGAGCAAAGGTCTAACTAAAGAAGTTGATGATAGATTAGTAAATGTTTCTAATTCTAAGCTTGGTGAAAAGAATGGAATGTATGGTAAAAAACTTTCAGATTTACACAAAGAAAAATATCAATAGCTGCTAAAACTAATATTTTGTTAGGTAAATGGACACCTAATGCTCATAATTCTAGGACTAGAAAAAATATTAAATTTAGAGGAATAAAGTTTAGGTCTTCTTGGGAAGTTGTATTTTATGCAGCTACAAATTTTGAATATGAAAAATTAAGAATACCTTATATTTCTGAACGTGGTATAAATCGAATTTACATTACGGATTTTTTAGATAAAAATAATAATGTATATGAGATAAAACCTAAAGCACAAATGGAAAAGAATGAGCACAAATTAAATTGTGCTCGTGAATGGTGCAAAAATAATGGCTATAATTTTATAATAATAAATGAAGGTGAATTATTAGATTTAATTAAATTTGATAATTTACCTCATTCTGAAATTGATGACGAAACCCTATACAAAATAAAAAAATTATATGAAGCTAATAAGAAAATTTGAAATTGAAAAACCTGAGATTGTTTATAATTTACATGTAGAAAAAAATCATAATTATATTGTAAATAGGGTGGTGGTATCCAATTGCCATGGAGCAAAAGCTGCAGTTGCGCAAAAGCTTCTCAATGAAAGCGCATCACATATCCCCTTCAAATTCGGTGTCACTGGCACCTTTCCGAAAAATGATGCAGATAAGCTAAGCCTTCACAGTGCTGTTGGCGATATCCTGATTGAGATACCAGCTCGATGGCTGATGGACAATGGCTATCTAACTGAAGTAGAGATTGAGCAGATATGTCTTAAGCAAAAAGACAAAGAAGCATTTCCTGATTACGGGGCCGAGCGAGCATATCTTGCTCGCAATGAGCCGCGAATGGATATCATTGCTGACATCATTATCGATAAATGCCATCAACATGGCAACACTCTCGTCCTCGTCAATTCAGTCCCATTTGGTGAAAAACTGGCAGCAATGATTGAAGGCGCGGTCTTTCTCTATGGCGCATCGAAAAAGCAAGATAGAAGAGACCAATATGACCAATTTGCTGATAGAGATGATATAATATTAATTGCAACCACCGGAATTGCCGCAACTGGTATTAGTATTGACAGAGTGCAATGTCTAATTATGGTTGATGCCGGAAAGAGCTTCATCAAAACCATCCAATCTATTGGCCGTAGCACTCGTCTAGCACAAGACAAAATGAAGGCCTTTATCGTTGATATCTATGCTGACTTAAAGTGGTCCAAAAAGCATGCCAAAGAGCGTGAAAAGTGGTATAAGGAATCTGAGTATCCCCTTGTTGCCAAACATCAATTGAAGATTGACTAACTTTTAACACAGATGGCAAATTAATTTTGTCAGGAGGCTCGTATCCTAATCTTACCAGAATTTCAAAAACCTTATTTGCTAGAGACAACTGGCTCTCCAATTGTGGCCAAATACTATTGGGCATTCTCTGCCACAATGTTAGACTATACGCTTATTCCAATCAATTATCTAGAAGAAACAATTGGCACTGCCATAAAACTTGATATTGGTGGCTTCGAGTTTCTTGTGCCATATAATTGGTATATTCTTGTTTCAGATGTTGATACTCTCAAAATTGATTATATTCCAATTATTGATTGTGCAACAGTTGAATCATTTGCACTTACTATGACTCCACTTGATGGCAAGTTTAGAATAGTGGATATCAACATAAAAGGCATTGAAGAAAATGTTTCTTTAGTCCATCCAATGATGCAGAAGTCAATTGCTATGTGTCATCCTATCGCTGAAATTGAAACAGATGTCAAACAGAAAACTATTCAAAATGTAATTGTTGGGCCACATGATTTATACAAACACATGGTCGATAAGTTGTATGGAGACCTAATCTAAAAATCGAATTCATAAATAAGTTTACAAACCATAGGAAAGGAGAAACTTAAAATGAATTCGCAAAAAATTATAGACGTAGCATCTCAATATGTGGGGCTATACGAAATTGTCCCAAATGCAAAATGGACATCAAAAACCGCAGCCAATCCAAGTGCTCTATCTGATAAACTATTATCATTCCTAGATGCATCTGGTTGGGAGCCAGGTTGGCCATACTGTATGGCATTTGTAGAAGCTGTATATTCTGAAGCTTTTGCTTCAGACCCTAAAGCACTTAAAAAAATTAAACAACTCTTATCGCCATCTGTAATGTCAACTTACAAAGCATGTAAGCCATTCATTACTAAGACCCCAACACCTGGAGCAATCTTTGTAATGCAAAAAGGTAATGGCGGTTTTGGTCATGCAGGCATTGTAGTAGCGCAAATAGCTAAAGATAAATTCTCAACGATTGAAGGTAACACTTCACCAGCTCCAGCTTCCGCGGAAGCTGATAGAAATGGTGATGGCATTTATGCAAAAAGCAGGAAACTGGCATTTGAAAATAATTCAGGTCTACATTTGATAGGCTTTATTGATTTCTCAAGCATTATGGCTTGAGATTTCTCATACCCATAATTCATAATAAAACGAGATAAAGGAAAACCGCAACATGGTAGCACACCAAATTAACATTGTAAAACGAGATGGAAGTAAAGAACCGCTAGATATTAATAAGATGCACTTTGTTGTAGATCAGGCCTGTGAAGGTTTGAGTGGTGTATCCTCATCGTTAGTTGAAATGAATGCTAATTTGCAGTTTAAGGATGGGATGTCTTCAAGAGAAATCCAAGACATCCTTATCCGCTCAGCTGCTGATTTAATTTCAATTGAGACTCCAAATTACCAATATGCTGCAGCTCGTCTATTATTGTGGAGCCTACGTAAAGAAGTATTTGGCCGATTTGAATATGCAAACTTTCAAGAATTACTAGAGCGCAATATAGCTGCTGGTGTTTATGACCGTGAGATTTTGGAAAAATACTCTCCAACAGAGCTTAAAAAACTAGCCACATTTATCAAGCATGACCGCGATCTTGACTTCACTTATGCCGGACTACAGCAATTAGTTGACAAATATCTTATCCAAGATCGTGTAACTAAACGATTGTATGAAACCCCGCAATTTGCTTTTCTACTTGTGGCAGCAACATTGTATGCAGAATATCCGCATGAAACACGTCTTCGTTATGTCAAGGACTATTATGACGCATTATCTACGCACAAAATTAACCTCCCTACTCCAGTACTTGGAGGCGTTCGCACACCTATTAGACAGTTTGCTTCATGCGTGTTGGTCGACACTGGGGATAGTTTGGATTCTATTTTCAATACCGTTAATGCAGTTGGCAAGTATACTGCACGTCGTGCCGGTCTTGGCATTAATATGGGACGTATTAGAGGAATTGGATCCAAAATTAGAGGCGGTGAAGTGGCTCACACAGGGATTATTCCGTTCCTGAAAGTCTTTGAAGCAACTGTTAAAAGTACTTCACAAAATGGAATCAGAGGTGGCAATGCTACTCTTAACTTCCCGATATGGCACCAAGAAGTGGAGTCCATTATTGTTCTAAAAAACAATAAAGGTACTGAAGATTCACGTGTTCGTCGTTTGGATTATTGTATCAGTTTGAGTAAACTCTTTTATGAACGTCTATTGACTGGTGGTGTGATAACATTATTCTCACCTCATGATGCCCCTGGTTTATATGAAGCTTATGGCACTCCTGAATTTGATGCAATGTATGAAAAGTTTGAGCGCTCTTCTAAAATCCCTAAGAAACAAGTTAAAGCTATTGAGCTATTTTCTGACATACTGAAAGAAAGATTGGAAACAGGTCGTATTTACTTTATGAACATTGATCATGCAAATGAGCATAGTTCATTCATTGATTTGATCAAAATGACTAATCTCTGTACAGAGATTACATTGCCAACCTTCCCAATAGAGCATATTGACGAGATGACACCTGGTGAGATTGCATTGTGTATCCTGACATCTATCAATGTTGGTGTTATCAAAGATCCATCAGAATTAGAACACCTGTGTGATCTAGCTGTACGGGCGCTTGATGCATTGATTGATTATCAAGATTACCCAGTTGCGGCAGCCCTTGGTACAAAAAGACGTCGCTCATTAGGCATTGGCTTTACTGGCTTAGCACATTATCTTGCTAAACATAAGGTGAAGTATGATGACCCTCGTGCGGCTCAACTAACACACGAGTTGTCAGAAGCTCTTCAATTCTATTCATTGAAAGCGTCAAATCAGTTAGCCGAAGAAAAAGGTGCATGTGAATTATTCAGTCGTACCAAATACAGCCAAGGTATCTTACCAATAGATACCTACAAGAAAGATGTTGACGCTCTTATTCAAGCACCGCCATTAAAACTAGATTGGGAATGGTTGAGAGGCAGAATCTTACAATTTGGCCTGAGAAACTCTACACTGACTGCTCAAGCACCAGTTGAATCAAGCTCGCTTGTTACCAATTCAACTAATGGCATCGAACCGCCACGTGCATTAATGTCGGTTAAGAAGTCTAAGAAAGGCACCATTAAACAGATCGTCCCTCAATTAGCAACGCTGAAACATCATTACACTCTGTTATGGGACATGAAGGATAATTTTGGCTATTTCTCAATCGTTGGCGCAATGCAGAAATTCTTTGACCAAAGCATCTCTGCCAACTGGAATTACAACCCTCTAAACTTCGAGAATAATGAGATTCCGTTGCAGCATTTGGTTCAAGATATGCTAATGGCATACAAAATGGGTCATAAAACCAGCTACTATTCTCAAACATATGACTTGAAGACTGATGACACTGTAGACGATATCCAGGCCACGAAACCTTACTCAGCTGCTAATGACAGCCAAGTTGAAGATGAGGATGACGATTGCGAAGCATGTAAAATATAGTTCTAACTTACTAAAGATTGTGTTATAATGGCTTTAATGTCTATCAACAAAATTAGATGTTAAAGCCATCTTTTTCTATTCTATTTGGAGAACTAAAACAATGAAAGATGCCATTATCAGATGCACATGTTGCGGCGCTACTGAAGATCAGGTAGACGGGTTAATTCAAATTAACACAGATAATTTTATTTGCGATGTATGTTCAGGCTCTATTAATTACATTTTCGCTGAACGTGCCACTAAAGCAGCATCGGCAAAAGCCAAGAAAGTTAAAATGTTTCCATCAGTGATTAAGAATCTGTTGGATGAAAGTATTATTGGTCAAGAGGATGCCAAGAAAGTTCTCTCTGTTGAGGTTTATAACCACTATAAACGTGTCAATAACCCGCAATTTAATATTCAGAAGTCGAATATTTTAATGATTGGTGATTCAGGTACTGGTAAAACACTGCTAGTGCAGACTTTATCTAAAATCTTAGACCTACCTATGGTTATCGCTGACATGTCATTAGTTACTGCTGCAGGATATGTCGGTCAGGATATTGAATCAGTACTTCAACAGTTAGTGATAGCGGCAGATGGTGATGTTGAGAAAGCTCAACACGGTATTGTGTTACTCGATGAAGTAGATAAAATTGCTAAGCGTAATTTAACTTCATCAACTGAAAAAGACCCATCTGGCGAAGGTGTTCAGCAAGGCTTGCTGAAGATTTTAGAAGGTACACAAGTTCGTATTAAAGTTGAAGGCGGCACTCAAAAATCTAGAAATCAAGAACATTATATTGATACTACTAATATTCTGTTTATTTGTGCAGGTGCGTTTTTTGGTCTTGATAAAGTGCTTGAAAAAAATCATAAAGGTGAAGTGAGCTCAATTGGTTTTTCAGCATCGGTTGAAAAACCAACTGTCAATACATCAGAAATTGATGAGCAGGACATTATTGAATATGGCTTCATACCTGAGTTTGTGGGCCGATTGCCAGTTATAGTTCAGCTAAATAAACTTGCTAAAGAAGATTATCGTATGATTTTAACTGAACCTAAAAATTCAATCATTGACCAATATAAAAAGCTAATGGCGCTTGATGAGATATCTCTCGAATTTACTGATGAGTTTTTAAATGAAGTTGTAGACAAAGTTTATGAAACTAAGCGTGGTGCTAGAGCTCTTAGAACTGAGATAGAAAAGCGTATGCGTAATGTTATTTACACTCTTAATGATGAGAGCTATGGACAAAAAGTTACTATTTGAGGATAGAATTTCTATTACACCTAATGAAGGTGTAATAAGTTTTATATTGAGTGGATTATTAATTTTTAATTCTTATCAAATAGAGCTAAGTCCGTTAGCTTCCGTTGTACTTATGACGGTGAGCTATTTCACTTGGACTTATTTTCCAATGATGATAGTCTACAAAAATAGAAAGTTTGGCGTCTTTATGGGATGGCCAGCATTATCAAAACAACAACATGAAAGTATTAATGTCCCGGAGAATGAATGAAAACAGTTTTCAATCAAAAGCAGGTTGATTTTACCAAACAGCCAATGTTTTTTGGCGAAAACTTGAATATGCAACGTTATGATGTTTTCAAATATCCAGTATTTGATAAACTCAACGAAACTATGATGGGGTATTTTTGGCGTCCTCAAGAGTTTAGCCTTCAGAAAGATCGATCTGACTATCTCAACTTCAGAAATGAACAGAAGTTCATCTTCACGAAGAACTTAAGTTATCAGATTTTGTTAGATAGTGTTCAAGGTCGTTCACCAGTTACGGTGTTATTGCCATATTGTTCAAATCCTGAACTTGAAGGCGCATTGATTACCTGGAACTTCTTCGAATCAATTCACTCTCGCGCATACACACACATCATTAAGAATGTGTATCCAAACCCTGCGGAAATCTTTGATGAAGTCTTAAAGGATGAGCAAATCATTAAACGTGCCACCTCTGTTACCAAACAATATGACCGATTTTATGAGAAAGCTCAACGCTATTTCCTGAATGGCGAAGGTACAATGAAAGAACTTAAGAAAGAATTGTACCTGACTATTGTAACCATCAACGCTCTTGAGGGTGTTCGCTTCTATTTGTCATTCGCTTGTACATTTGCATTTGCAGAGAACAAACAGGTTGAAGGCTCAGCTAAAGAAATCTCGTTAATCGCACGTGATGAAAGTCAGCATTTGGCATTAACACAACGTATCTTGAAAAATTGGTACAAGAATGCTGATGAGGAAATGACAGACATCATTAACTCTTGCACTCAAGAAGTACTTGAGATTTATAGAACCGTTGAGCTAGAAGAGAAAGAATGGGCTAGATACTTGTTTAGCGAAGGGTCATTGATTGGTATTAACGAAAAATTAAGTTGCAATTACATTGACTTCTTATCCAACCGTCGCATTAAAGCTGTGCCATTCATAACAGGCGGCGAGAATCCTTATAAGAGCGCTAATGACAATCCATTACCATGGACTCAGCATTGGTTAAGCTCTAGCATTTTACAGACCGCCAATATGGAAACGGAGAATGAGAGCTATTTAGTTGGGTCTGTAAATGTCGATGTAAATGTTAACAAATTGTCAAATTTTGTATTATGATTCATTACATCAAGAAAGATATCACGTCAATCGATAGAGGCGTTATAGTTCAAGGCGTCAATTGTCAAGGTGTTATGGGCTCAGGAGTTGCTGGAGACATTAGAGCTAAGTGGCCTAAAGTCTTTGGCGAATACTTCAAATTCTGTTACGAGAATGAGCCGTTACTAGGCAAGATAAATCCTGTCAAAGTTGAAGAAGAAATTTGGGTCATCAATGCCTTCACTCAGAAGTATTATGGCCGAGATGGATTGAAGTATGCAGATGTTGCTTCTGTAGAGCAGAGTGTTAGAAGCGCATATGCAGAATCTATCAGACTACAGCTGCCAATCTATATGCCAAAGATTGGATGCGGCTTAGGTGGATTACATTGGCAGAAAGAAGTTTTACCAATTTTAGAACGATTATCATTAGACGAATTCCCTATAACAATTTGCGAAAAGGAGTAGCAAACATATGCGAGCTGAAGTATATTCAAAAGACCAATGCCCTAATTGTATTGAGGCATTAGCCCTATTGAGAAGTTTTAATGCGCAAACGAAGATTTACAAAGTAGTTGAGCATGTTAACACTCGTGATATCTCAATTGACTATGAACAGGTTACTCGTGATAAATTATTCACTCGTATTCCGACAGCTAGATCAGTACCACAGATTTTTTTAAATGATGAGTATATTGGCGGCTTACGAGAACTTAAACAGAAATTGGCAAAAGATGAAACCTGCTCCTGCTAAATTAAAATCTTGTCCATTTTGCGGGTTTCAACCTGATATAAATGATGCAGATTGTATCTATCCAGCAGTAAAATCCGTATTTAGCGCCTTAGAAAATAAAATGGTGTTTAGAGTTTGGAATATTAATTGCTATGAAAGCGGGTGGAGGATGCGGTGCTAGTATTTTAGGTGATAATCCTGAAGATTGCATTAATAGATGGAATACTCGTTTTTCTTTTGACAAAGATGATATTGAGCTACATAATGGATAACTTAACTAACTTAACTAACTTAACACCTAAACAAATAGCACAGACTTATGTGCTAAATGATATTATTGTGCATGAAATGATACTTGAAGCCCTAAATCAAGTTGAGCATTTAATGATGGCGACTGATAGAGCACTAACAAAGTATGATGTTATTCATAAGGTTGCTTCATTAGTTGCAAAAGATGAGCTTTTTGATTTTTTTGAAATTCAGGCTAATGAAGTTATGAAGGCTCTTAAAGAAGAATACAATGATGAAATAGCTGATTTATTAAATCGAAATAATACTTCTAGTTCTTAAAAGAAATATACTGCATTGACTGCAATCATGTACCAATTTTTATATGCATTCGGATCAGCGTTAAAATCTTGAGGCTCAACCCACCGACCACCTTGGATTTTATGAGCTTCGACCCCTATCATCCAATTGTCTTTGTGGTAATTTATGCCCACACTTCCATCATGAACGTTCTCATAATACCAAGGCAGCTGTGGTGTGTTAGCAATATGACCTGAATTATAATTATTGTAGTTGGTATAAACTGAAATATTATCATCAACATCATACTTAAGAGTTATAGAATCTCCATATGACCATTGATCTATTGATGAAACAGAATTAAAGAATGCTCCTACTCTAATATCTTCTAATGATACGGTAAGATTTTCATACGAATACTGTAAGCTATTAATGAAGATGTCATAAATCTGATTTGTAGATTCGGGAAATTTGTTTTTAAAGATGAAATTAAATACTGGTAAATTGTTATTATTACCTAGATTAACTCTCTTCCATGTAGATTTAAGAGTTAGTGGAATACTATCATCAGAATATTTTATAAATGCTGTTTGGTGAGAGCCGAATGAAGTTTCAATCTCTTTCAATAAATTACGTGTCCATGTAAAAGCTTCGCTTTTAGCATCTGCTACATCAGGCTTATCAATTGAATAAGATGCTTCGAAATTACGCCATTTAATGTTAAGATTGATACCTGTGCCAGATGTTACCATTCGCTGTAGCGAATCCCAATAGATGGCTTGAGGTACTATAACACCAGGTCTAGTACCTGGGTTAACACGAGTGGCATTAAAGAGACCTGTGTCATGACGAAGCTTTCCAATTTTTATACCAGCAGTTATTTCATCATTTAACGGCACATCAATAGAAGCAAAGCTGTAAAGAAGTGCATTATCTATTTCATTTGCATATGCAAATTGAGTATAAAAACTAAGATATTGTGAGGTTTGAAGAGATAATGCTAACCCTAATTCAGGGTTAGACGGAAGCACACTATTTTTTGCTGTGCTTCCGATATAACGATAGCCAACATATCCATTAACATCTAATTTTAAATCTTCATTTTGAAAAGTTTTAGCTTGTAATTCGGCGGCAGAAAATAGTATTATAACAGTTAATATTATATGATATATGTTTATCATTATTGCACATCTATTTTGATTAAATTATTTGTATTATTATTTACAACTATAGTATAGTTCAAATAACCTATTGAATATGGAGTACTAGAAATTCTAATAATCATTTCTTCATCTGATTGTAATTCAATCGCCGGGTTATTTGCGCCACTATAGATTACTGAATCTAGCAAAGTTTTATATCTAAATGGACTTAAGTTTAAAACACTTATCGCAAACATTTTATGCTCAACTGACGTTTGAGGTTTTATAAAAACAGATATGCGATGGCCGTCAGGCCAAAATATTTTCTTTCGAGTAAAAATACTAATTAGCTCTGATTGATTTATAGCCGAATATGATACCGATGGCTCTGCCACAATAGTCGGTTCTACAGCGTAAATCAATTGACTACAAATCAAAAAGATTGTAAAATATATATATTTCATGATTTTTGTGTGTTATAATTTATTTTTTCTGGCGATACATTTGCATCATTGTTTCTTCAATACTTCTCAATTGATCTTGTATATGTTTGACGTCTTTTGACGATTCTTTATTAGTAATTTTAATTTCTTCAACTTTTTCAGTAATGTTAGATTGAGTATATTCTAATGTTGTAGTACGTTTATAGAGGTCAAAAATGAATCCTCCTAATCCAAAAATTAATGAAAATATAGCTGACAATACAGGGCCGCTGGTTAACACTTTACTTAACCCTGCATTCTGAATATCAGAGGCTTTAGTTGATTGATGAGCAGGTTGAATGTTCTCAATAACAATAGACGAATTGTCATCAAAGTCATGTGATCTTCTGTCAATGCCTTGCCAATTATTTGGTCTTGTGTTATTTCTACGATCCGTTCCATCCCATGAATCATCATAATTTATAGTTCTAGTTCTTCTAATCACGTTCGACTCTCCGTTTTTACAAAAACGTGGTGGTTTACATTATAAGTTTTTATAATCATATTTATCAAAAGCGTTAAGTCCGTCTATTATTCTTATTTACTTTTTAGCCTATTCATGATATGATTAACTATAAATTAAGAAGAGAGGTGTATCATGCTAAAGCCATTTGAGTATTATAGATCGCGAACGGTAATCTACCCACAAAAATCAGATTATGTTTTTTATAATGTCTTTAATGACGACGGCATTGAATTAAAACGAGTTGTTTGGGATAGGGTTGTTGAGCTTGAAGAAATTCAAACTATTATTGCATCGTTACGTCAACAGAATGTCAACCTTCCGACAATTGTGGAAGAGGCTAAAAAGGTTGGCTTATTCATCTGTAACCAATACGATGCCGAAGCTTATAAAGCGCATAAACAGCAATATAATGACGAAAGCGTTAGCAAATTTCAAGAGTTTAAGACCGACTTACTAGATGAGCATGATGTATCTGACAATCCCAAGGCCGATAAAGCTTTTGAAATGGCTTGGGATTATGGTCATGCATCCGGCTACAATGAAGTTGCATCTCATTTCGAAAGTCTAATAGAGCTAATCAAATGAAACTAAAAACTGTCATTAGAATTACTAAACCTTATTCAGGCAAGAGCAAGTTTGAGTTTTTTAAAAGTCTGAAAGAAGGTGATTTGGTTATGGTGCACACTGAGTTGGAGAAGCCTGGCCGAAACAGCGGGGCTGGATTATATGCTTCTCAGATTACTCTTTACTAGCTTACAGAATGTGCAGCAAAAGCATACTGATTCAACAACAAAAATTATAAATTATCTTGCACAATTTGAATATGAAAAAGTAGGTTAAAACATATGAGCGAAGATACAAACTATGACAATGGCTTTTTTACCCCCTGAAGCCTTTGAAGCCTTTATTGAAATACAGAGTCGATTTGGTAGTAGGATGGGCATTCCAGATATTTCACCGAGCGATGAAGTATCAGATTCTAATCCTATGAATTGCCACAATTGCGACCATAAGAAGGTGAATGATGACCCTTCATTATGGTGTTATATGTTTAAGAATGAGCCAACTGAGAGATGTTTGCAGTTCACGTCTCATGAAATGAAAATCCGACCTGGCAAAATTTTTGGCATTTGATATATCAGAAGAGTTTATAATGAAACAAAAATTGACAGAAACTGTATTATCTGATGAAACTTATTCACTTGAAGAAAGACTTGAATATGCAATTTGGCGTATTGAGAGTCTTAATAGTAAGATAAAAATACTTGAAGATAAGTTAGCTGAAGAAAAATCGAATGCAAACTGGAAGATTCATAATCAAGCTGGATGCTTCTAAATCTATATCGCTACATATACCTCCATGCCCAGTTAATTCTAGCTGGGCATTTCTATAACTATTCCTCGGAGAAAAAATGAAAGAAAAAATCCTAATCACTGGGATGAATACCTTACAAGTCACCCGCGACCAGTATCTTAACCAGCAACTCCAGGTAGTGCCCAGTCATTACTCTCTCATCCGTTGCCTTGAAGATATGGGGTATGAAGTTGAGCAACGTTATGTTGAGATTGGCGAAAGTCTAGAAGAATATGCTGATGTGATTGTCTTCATTCACAACCCATCTGGTTTTGCAGGCTTCGTATATAACGCTCTTTGGGCTGTCCACGTCCGTCCTGACTGTATCTTGGCATTCGATGATTGGCAAACTGACTCCATCTATAAAGGTTTGTTAGCTCTTGAAGACCCTGCGAAACTCTTTAGGGATTATGTCAAAGATGGTCATAAGAATATTCCTAATGATGTTGAGAAGTATTCTGATATCCTGATTGCAGCAATTGATAAGATTGAAAGTAAGACCAACAGAATGTTGATATCCGCATTCGCAGGTGGTGATTTACAGAAAGTATTGGAGTATCCTACTGACTTAATCTTTGGCTACAATCCTAATCCGTATCATTTGCACCGCAAAGTCAAGAAAGGCATCATAGCTTTCGAAGATGTGGCTAAACAACGAGTGTTTAACTTCGCCGGCTTGGTGCAAGATAAGACCGCAAAATGGCTGAAGAAACAGAATGTTGAATCAACTGGATGGGAATTGAAACTGTATGGCTCTCGTAAAGATGGCCAAGACCGTGTGAAAGAGCCAGAAATGGTGAATATCTTCGGCGCTCATTGGGCCGCATTGATGGCTGGCTATCACCACTCCGGGTCAGGTTGGTGGAGAGCTCGAATTTTGCAGGTAGCAGATGCAGGGTCTATCTTAATTGGTGAGCCTGAAGAGATGATACTTTACTACCAAGACTCAGTGTTAGCTAATCTGAAAGCGACTGATATTGCTGAGATGACTGATGGTGAATTGGAGTTAATTGCGCTTTCACAGAAAGAAGCACTGTATGATACTCACCCACTTGACAAATCAGTCCAACAATCGGAGTTAGCAGCATGTCTAGCAAAAAAATCTTAATAGTTGGCTCAGGTTTCGCAGGGTCGGTGATTGCACGTGAGCTTGCAGATGCTGGTTACAAGGTCCACATCATTGATAAGCGAGACCATATTGGCGGCAATGCGTACGACTATATCGATGAGCACGGCATTCGCATTCACAAGTATGGCCCGCATATCTTTCATACGAATAACAAGAAAGTTGTGGATTGGCTGTCTCGATTTACTCAATGGAATGAATATCAACATCGTGTAAAAGCAATGTTGTCAGATGGTCAATATGTGACCTTGCCAGTCAATAAGATTACCAAGTCTATTGTTGGTGAAGAGAATGTTGTCGATATCTTCATTCGCCCATATACCAGAAAGATGTGGGGTATGGAGATTGAGGACTTAGACCCATCTATCCTTAAACGTATGCCAATTCGCGATGATGAGAATACACTCTACTTTCCAAATGATGAATATCAGATGATGCCAAAAGATGGCTACACTAAAATTTTCATCAATATGTTAGAGCATGAGAATATCACAGGTGAATTGGGTGTCGAATTCAATAAGAGTATGGAGGAAGAGTATGACTTCATCTTCAACTCAATGCCAATCGACCAGTATTTTGACTATTGCTATGGTGAATTGCCATACCGCTCTATCAAATTCCATAATGTGATGATACCTGCACCATCGCTTCTTCCTACCGCATGTGTCAACTTTACTCACGATGGTCCATACACCCGTATGACTGAATGGAAAAACTTTCCAAATCACGGAGCTGTTGTGCGGCATACGGTGATTACATATGAAGAGCCATGTGATTACATGGATAATCACATGGAGCGGTATTACCCCGTGAAAGATGTATCAGGCGCAAATAGAGAAACGTATCGCAAATATCGTGATATAATACCACAAAATATGGAGTTTATCGGTCGTTGCGGTCTGTATGTGTATACAGATATGGACCAGTGTGTAGCCTCTTCACTGGCAACTGCCAAAAGGTTTATAAGCAAAAATGACGAAAATAAATCTGCCATTTAGAAGAAACGGTGCATTAAATACTCGCGCAATTTCAGATGAGATGGCTTCTGAATTGAGACATGAAACAAATTTGAATTCAGAAAATGAAATATCACAAGTAGCATATCATTATGTTAATGAATTGTTAAAAATACCAACGTGTATATGTGGAAATGAGTTAACTTTTAAAGGTTTTGGTAAAGGATATTCTGCATCTTGTGGCAATAAAAACTGTAAAGACCAAGTAGCTAAGCAAACGTTATTAGATAATCACGGAGTGGTTAATGTTGCCCAAATGCAGAAGACAAAAGATGCTATTGCTAAATCCTTATCTCTGAAAACTGAAATGCAGCGTTTAGAAATTCAGCAAAAAACGATAGCGACCAACAATGAAAAATATGGCGTTGATTATCCTACTCAAAATAATGAAATTATTAAAAAACGTCAACTTAGCAATTTACAGAAGTATGGTGTAAAAGAGCCAATTCAGTTAGCTAAAACACAAGATAAAATTAAACAGAATAATATTGAAAAGTATGGTGTTGAATATCCATCTCAATTAACTTCTAACAGAGATAAATACCGTAAAACCAGAAAATCATTTGATGATTCTCTAAGACCTAACAGAATTCTGTTTGATACACCGGAAAATTGCGAAAAAATCTATAACGAAATTGGAAACTTATCAATAATTGCTGAGAAATTTGATGTAGGGCACACTTGGTTAAGTAGAAGATTTAGACAGTTGAATTTAAATGTTGCACAACCTAAGGTTTCGGCTATCCAACGAGAAGTTTTTGAATATATAAAATCTTTAGGAATAGATGCTATTGAGAATGATAGGTCTATTATCTCGCCACTAGAAATAGACATACTAATACCCAATAAACTCGCTATTGAAATTGATGGCATTTATTGGCATAGTTATGATAGCATTGAAATGCAGTCAGAAAAATGTAAGCATTTATTAAAACTTGAAATATGCGAATCGAGAGCCAAATTACCATTAATGAGATTTACCGATTTAGAATGGAGAGATAAATCTCCAATACTAAAATCAATGATAGCTCAGCGATTGGGTTTTAGTGCTAATAAAATATATGGTAGAAATTGTGAAGTTGAAAGCATTTCAAATACTTTATGTAAAGAATTCTTAGATGAAAATCATTTACAGGGCTCAGTTTCCGGTCCATATAAATTTGGGTTATTCAATAATGGTATATTAGTCGGAGTTGCCGTTTTTGGAAAGTCAAGATTTTCATCAAAAGCCGAGTGGGAATTGTTAAGATTGTGTTATAATAAATATACTTCTGTTGTAGGAGGACTTGGAAAATTTTTAAAAGCTTTTAGAAAACTTCAACCGAATGGTAAAATAATTTCATATTCTACACGTGATAAGTTTTCTGGCCAGTCATATGAAGCTAATAATTTTTCATTTCTGTATCATACTCCGCCTTCATACTATTACTGGAAAGGTGAAAACGTTTATTCTAGATTTCAGATGCAAAAACATAAATTGGCTAAGAAATTAAATAACTTTAATCCAGAGCGGTCAGAAGCGGAGAATTGTTTCAATAATGGTTTTTCCAGATACTGGGATTGTGGAATGTCGGTTTGGATTTTAAATTAACAAAAAGGATGTGTATATGACGTATTGGTGGATAATTCCGATTGGGCTATTTTTATTCTCTATTGGGAATATAGCTTGGGCATTGAATGATAGGACCAAAGGCTTTGGCGATTATGTTGTATCTGGGGTTTATTCACTCATTGTTATGATAATCGCTGTTTCTATTACTTTAGGACATTTCTTATGACATGGTTAAAATTTAGGACGAAGTGGCGTGAAGGCACTTATGATAATTGGGAATATACTGAAGTAAACGACAGTATGTTGCCTGATGAATATGAGGAATACATCAATGATTGTGAGCTTGGATATTCTGAGCTAACCAATGAAGGCTTTCGAGGCGTTGAAGTTGTAGTTGTCGATAGCCCGAGTGATGAATGGCTTTTTGACAAACGAGAAAGCCTTCTCAAAAAAATAGCACAGTGTCAAGCCTTAGCTGATCGATATGAGCAAATGTTGTGGGACAGTAAACTTAATTTAGAAAACTGAGACGTCTATCACACAATCAAGTGTGTCTTTTCTGGTGTTTGTGTGATATGATATTTCTTATAAGTTGATGAGTGAGCGTGATATGAATATTCAAGAGTATAGAATGGAAAGTCCTTCTGGAAAGTGTAAGTTTGTGTCAAATACTGACACTGACAAACGATACACCATTGTCAGTGGCACCTCACTAGAAGGTATTGGCAAGACGTTTCTCAAGAGCGCGACACGTATCACTTTTTCTGGCGGTGAGTTTTACAACTTGTTAGGACTGGTATTGGTGAAAGACCTGCTTGGTCTTTTCTATGTCAAAGGTTTAGAATCTGTTAGCTATACTGGGATGACTGATGCATTTCAAATGATGTCATTTGGCTTTACGCAAGAAGAAACCTCAGAGAGATTGAGGTTTAACGAGGCACTTCGTATAATCAGCAAGCATCTTGATGCTGACAGAGACATTCTAGCGTGTCAAGAAGACTTGCTTGAAGTTGGACTGAAGGAGTATGCGCGATTATGAAACTCAAATTGGGACATCGTATCCATCTCACTCTGGCGAGTGAAAGGTGGGGACACTTTAGTTGGTCCCCACGACATCCGCAATTTCGTTTTACCTCTCTAATTCTAAAGAGAAAGTATTATGCGCCTACTCGACCGCTTTCTTGAATAGGTGATTTCTGTGCAGCTTTCAATGCTGCAACTTCTGCTTCTAGTTTAGAAACTCTTTCTAATAGGGATTGTAGTGTTTGCTCTAATGACATTTGGATTCTCTCTATGGTTGTATGGATGGACATAATTGTATTTATGGTAAATATTTTCTCAAAATTATGAAACTCATTTTGCCAGTTAACAGTGAAATACCGTATAGCACGTTTGAGTTAACTAATGAATTTATTTCAATTATTTCAAAATCTATCACCTCACCATATAGAACTATTCCTTCTGAAGCCCTTGAAAGCAATGAAACGTGGATTGCTTGGCTGAAAGATGAAGAACGAAACTGTTAACTGCGTCTATTTTACCAGTGTACTTTTAGATGCACTGTGATATTATATACCTAAGAAATAAATAGTAGTTTTTAGGAGTAGGACATCATGAGAATCGCAGAACTGTTGGATACCAAAAAAGCTGAAGCCCTTGAACAAGATGGTGGCTTTACAATCAACTTTGAAGAAATCAAAGCTTCAGTTGAAAGCGAATCACAAGTCATTCCTGTTGATGTCATGTCAGACTTTGATAAGTTCAATGCCTGGATGGAAGAGCAAGCTAAATGATAGTAGAGAAAACAAAAAACTTCAATCTTGAATTCATTGGGCTAATGATGGCTGATAGAAAGAAGGTAGCCGAATTCATCTTTTATGTCGAGCAGCATGGTTTAACAGGACTTCCCGGCCGAAACAAGAAATCAGACCATGTCCCCCCCCCCCCCCCCAATCATGATGCCCTGGTTGAGTATGCGCAACGTTATAAACTGTGGCACTATCACGCAGGCTTTCCGTCATACCGTACCGATCATGGACTTGGCAATTACACTTCTGAAGGCGTCATCCATTACCAACGCTTTCCAGATAGGATAAGGTTGGTCAGTATTACAAATCATAGGTCCTTCAGGTTGTCAAAAGAGAATACCTTTGAGAGACTTTTTTATGAAATTGTCTGAAATTAAAACCTTGATACCTGAAGCGCTCAACACCACTGCAAATATTGAATGGTCTCAAAATGGTAAAGTGTTTGAAGCGTCTTTCGATTTAGATGATAGGACTTATGAAATCTTTATAGAGCATTACGATTTTGGCGAATTTGATATTTCCGATATCCAAAATGTATTTGAAGTCAGTTTTACTGGGAAAGATAAAGATTCAGATAACAAAGCTACATACAAAGCTACAGGATTTAACAACAAACGCGGCCACAATTTGAAGGTTTTTTCAATTGTGAAAAATTCAGTTGAAGCCAAACTAAAAACACTTAACTATGACATCATCTTCTTTGATGCGAAGCGTTCAGGAGCCGATGATCATTATGAATCTCGTGCAAGTCTTTATCAAACACTTACAGGCCTTCTGAAAAAGCAACTAAATTTGACATCTTTCAGTAAAGAATATCCAAACTTCTATCTGTTTATTTTATCATCTGAACACCCAATTGAGGAAGATGTAGTTGACGCAATAGTTTCTTTAGTAGCTAGAGGTTAAAACTGTTAAGTAGTTAACACAAATAACGGTGTACAATCACGGTGATTAGGTTATAATAACTACATATTCTAAAGAGACTACATGAGGAGATACAAAGATGAACACTTATTATGAAATGGTTGGACAAGGCGTAGTTTGGGATTAGCCGGTATCGTATCATTGTGGATAGCCTTCAACATCTTCACCTACCTTTCAATTGCAGGTGCGCTGATTTACGTATGTTGCTTCAAAGGCAAAGGCGTGAATGATGAGTATAAAGCAGCTCACAGATTCTGGAGAGTTCGAATCGGCTTTACCTTACTCTTCCAATTCAGATTCATCTACTCATTCTTTAACTCTATCTCAATGAGAGGCGATGGCTACTACATTGAATTCGAAGGCCGTTGGATTCCTAAAGTTAGCACTTACGAAGAGTAAAATATAAATATAAAAGAGTAAGCTAATAAATGAGAGAACTACCATGAAAGTTAAAGAACTTTTCGAAAAAACTTCAGAAGATTTAAAAAAATCGTCAGCATCTATTAAAGAGCATAAAGATTTATGTGATTTATCTACTGAGATTTTTTCAATTTCAGAAACTGATTTTGAAAAAAGCTTTCAATTAGCAGCACGGGCGTTGGAAAAATATAAACATGGAAAAGGTTTACACCGCATCGCTGCTGTCTAATCAGCTTAAAACATCAAAAGCTATTCAAACATTAAGATTAAATTTTTATTATTGGAAAATAAAGGGGCTAAAATCTCGATTATTTGGTAAAGATATAAGCTATGCAAGACCTAAATTGGTTGTAGGTCATTTAATGCATGTTCATTTAATTCCAGTAAATGAATTAGAACTGCAAGATTGGGATAATAACTGGGAAAACGAAAAGAACAATCCAAATTATAGAAAAGAAAAGACTAGTGATCGGGCACTTGTTTATGTTCAGAATAAAAATGACGAATTTTTGTTGATATCGCTGTTTGAAAATGCACATAAAGACGCAGAAGATTCGTCTAAAATGGAAATAATAAAAGAAATTGCAGAAGCTTTCATCATTTATGGTGATGTTATTTAAAAACTGTTAAGTAAGTCTATTTTAAGAGTGTACTTTTTATTTTACGGTGATATAATATTCCTATAAACAAAAAGGAGACCTACGATGACTGATCTTGACAATATTATCCAAATTAACCACAATCAAAAACATTTTTGGGTAGAGAGCCAAATTTTGGATATTTTGCCTGATAGTCCTTTTCAAAATTTCCCATTATTGGGAAAAAGCAAAAAACAATGGGGCGGCGTTGAAGGTAAAATTCAGCAATTTGCTAAACAACAAGCAATGCTTGCTGATCCTAAACTAAAATTTAAGTACGCTCAGACTTCTGATGTTTATCGGTTTGTTATGGGAGCTATGACAGAAGTTTTTGCAGAGTTTTATATTAAGTTTTTTGACTCGTCAAACTGTAATTTACGATTTCTTCAAGATACTTCTGATAACCCTATGCACCGTGGGTCAGATTTTCTTGGTAAAGCCGGTTATAAAGGTACTTTAAACATTCAAGCGCAAATTAAATGGCGAAAAGATCCGAAACATCAATTCACTGAGGTAGAGCTTTTCACTATGCTAGATGAAGCAAAAAAAGCAAATATTGACTATCGTGATTTATATTTATACGTTATTTCAGCAGATACAAATGATCCGTCTGAAGTGTTATGTCACAAAGCTGGCTTTAGAGATGAATACCACGATAAAATGCAAATTATCACCGGTCGTATGATGAGTGATTGCATTATCAACAAAACGCGAATTGAAGGAAATGTAGCAATGCATCCAACTACGCAATTTTGGGCTTATTTCAGAGAAAGTGTTAACTCGGTCATTTAAATTTGTTTACTTTTACTAAAACGGTGTTATAATAAATCCATATTCAAAACGCTGAGACATAACAATGAAAACGAATAAAAAAGTTTTAATGATGGGTAATCATTTTGTTGTTGATGATGCTAAATTAACGGACGAATGCGCAAAATTAGCAGCAGACTTAATAAATCCAGCTCACACTCTTTACGAACAGTATCAACCTCAGCTTTTAGCTGAGATAATTAGAGTTCTTAAAACTGCAAAAACACAAGCAGATTTTAATGACATAATGAAAATGTGTATTGGTTGCGGCGGAGGTAAAAGTAATATTTTTCTACTGGCATTATTAATTGCCATCAAACTAAAATATGTTAAAAAATCACTGATAACCGCACCCTCTAAATTGCTTCTATTGCAATATAAAGATGATCTGTCTGAAATGATTTCGTTTGGTCGTGCAAGTGGTGTATTACCACAGAGCTTTTGCGTTAGAATTTTAGAAATATCTTCAAATGAAAAACCAAAAAAAGCGAAAGTAGATGAAATGACGGATGATGAGCTTTTAAGTCCTGAGTATGTTGAAAGTATTCCAGAAATGCAGCAGTACATTAAAGAAAGAGAAGCTGAACAACAAGAAAGAGAAGCTGAACAACACTCTATTAATTACGATGTTGTACCCCGAACTAATGTAAGACGAATTAAAGAAGAACTAGATAGTGATGAAATTGTAGTAGTTTTTGCGTGTAAACCATCGGCAATTGAATTTGCAAAAAACATCTTAAAAAAGTATTCTCACAGAGTATTTGATTATGTGATTCACGATGAGGTCCATTATTGGCAAGGTGCAGTACTTAAATCACCCGCTAAAGATGCAATACGCATTATAGCAGAACACGCAAAAGTAGTTTTAAATGTCACAGCAACATTTAAGCAAACAGATCCAATTTATTTTAATCACGATGATCCGCTGTTGGGCAGAACAGTAGCTGATATTCCTACAGTTGCATTGAAAGAATGGGGCATTATTAAACAAAAGCTAGTGTTACGAATTATTAAAGTCCCACAAAAATTTAGATTGACTGATGGAGAAAAAGAAATATTAGCAAATAACAAAATCGATGCGAGACAATTCTATAAAGAATGGGCAGTGCTAATTCAAGTATTACGTGATCAATTAGAAGTAGCAAATAAAACTGGTAAATATCCTCATATTATCGACGCAGGTTCGAGTGTGCCAATCAATCAGCAGTTAGTAGCTGAAGGCTGTAATTTCAAAAACTCGGTTGAGCAAATAATACCTAACACTCTACTATCAGAAATTAATGGTGGTACAAAACGTATTATTCGGGATGAAAAGGATCAAAATATTAAAGCTGCAACTAGCGCTCAAGCCTCGTTGACAATTCAGCATTCATGCTATACTGCAGGCGTAAATATTACAAACTTCAATGTAGCGGTATTGCTTCGCGAAATGTGCGAAATAACTCTTAATCAATTCATTAATCGCGTTACACGTAAACACCCTGACTATGATACTGCGTATGTGTATTATGCAGTAGAAGAAAATGAGCTCGCTAAAGATCGATTAACTAGATTTTTTAACAGGCTTTGGAATATAGGTCTAATGATTGGTGATATCGATATTGAGGTTCTTGAATTTGCCGGTAAAGGAACTGAACCTCCTAGAAAATCAATAATTAAAGACGGTATTTTAACAGAACATAACGCAACAGGCATAGTGGAAGATGTTGTATTTGATCTTATCGGCAAAGAACAAGAGGTTATTGAAGAAAACAGATTGGATGCTTTATCAGATGAAGAGTTTGTTAAGGAGTTCTCAAAAATTTAGTGTACATGATCCAAAAATAGTGTATAATATTTCTATATTTGATGAACAGGATATTTATGATGAACAAGCATGAGTTTACTGAATCTGAGATTGAATATTATTCTAATTTAATAAAACGACTTATCGAAAGAGCAAAAGACGATAATCAAAATGTTTTTACACCGATTTATTTGTGTTGTCAAATAATAGATATTGTTATGCAGCATGCTGATCTATCAAGTAAGATACTAATCGTTTGCAATGTTGAATTTATAGTAGTAATTAAATTATATTTAGAAGCAAATGAACTAGATATGTCTAATGTTTACTTTAGTTCTAAAAGCAAGATAAAACGGTTAGTAGCTGTAGAATTAGGAATAAATTGCAATCACATATTTAATTATCTATTAACTGAGACATCAAAAATGAAATTTGATATTATTATTGGCAATCCTCCATATCAATCTCCAAATGAAAATACGCATAATAGTGCGTTATGGCCCAAATTTATTGGAAAAGCTGAAGCCTTATTAGAACAAAATGGAATTTTAGCATATATTGTTTCTTCATCTTGGGCGGGTAATTCAAAAGAAAGTGAAAATAATAATTGTGAAGTGAGTGCTTCAAGTGTTAGAAAAAAAGTATTTTCACAAGGTAGCTTAACAGTTGCTGCTTTTGGAAAAATTGTTAATATGCATTTTAATGTAGGAATTGATATTTCATATTTTATATTTCAAAAAGGGGTATTTGGAAAAAAAACTGAAATATTATCAGATTCTGGAAAAATTGAAATAGATTATGATTCAGTAGGTTGGATTCCTCCAAATATTAATAATGATGTAATTTCTATTTTAAATAAAACCCTTTGGTCTTCATTACCAAAACTGAATTTAATTAATAATGGAAAAGAAATAACAGGTTGGAGGCCAACCTCAAAAATAATGAATAATAAACTGGAAAATGATTTCATTTATCCAGTTGTTAATACTTCAGCTACATATTCAAAAGGCATCTATTTTTATTCAAATATAAAACATCAATTTTCAGATACAAAAAAAGTTATATTTTCTGATAGTGGATATGCAAGACCTTTTTATGATAAAGGCAAATTTGGTTTGAGTCATCATTCTCGTGCAATAGAAGTATCTTCTAATATTGAAGGCGAAAATCTTGTAAAATTTCTTAATAGCAAATTAATAAAATTTTTAGTAAAATGTCGTCCAGTATCAGGTTTAGCTGTTGATTTTTCGATAATAATAAAACAGATACCATCAATAAAAAATTTAGAAATAAATTCTGATGAAGATATTTACAACTATTTTAAATTAACAGAGAAAGAAATTCAATTAATAATAGGAGATTAAATGACTAAATATTTAGGATGGTCTAATGATGAACTTTTTACCGAACTTAAATTAAACGAGTACAATGAAGAAATCTTAAGTCGTAGTCTTGATCCTCACAACCAACACACTCCATTAAAATTATGTGAAGAGATAGTTGAAAAGCTGATCGAAAGTAAAGCTGATCTTTCCGGTGATGTTATTTAAAAACTGTTAAGTAAGTCTATTTTAATAGTGTACTTTTTGTTTTTACGGTGGTATAATATTCCTATAAACAAAAAGGAGAACTACCATGACAGCTTTGAGATTATCACATTTAGCCGCTTTCAATATTGCTAATAGAAAGATATTCAAAGACGTAACAAACTATGATGAGTTTAATGATGCCATAATTGGTTTTGGTACAGCTCAGGGTAAATCTGGTTCTGATGAATATAATGATGCTTTAGGTGCGGCCTTTGAAGTGTATACCGAGTTCTTCTTCAAAAGGTACGGTACTTCTGCAAATCCTTTATTGGGCGTTAGATGCATTGAAGATACCAGCCGCAACAAATTTCAAGTTGGTTTTGACTTCACGTATGAAGACTTTAGCAGCCAACCTGCATATCTACAATCCAAATTCAGAAGCAACAATCAATATCGATTCACTCGAAAAGATTTAGGTTCTTTCATCTCTATTGCAGATGAAATGGAAATTCCGGCTTCTAGACGCATTCTGTTTACAAACATTAATGAGCCTTCACGCGATCGTGGTGGTTTATTCCATTCATCATATTCAGGTGGCTTGAGACAAATGCGGGTTATTGCTCGCAATGTTCAAGAACAATTCATTGACAGAGACCCTGATTTCTGGAATGATTTGTATGAATCAGTTAAACTATCTCTGACTTCAGCAATTGAAGTTCAAGAAGTATTTGAATCAAGAGAGCACCAAGTTAGAATGGAAGCTGCTCAAGATCGAGTGTTTAATCTTGAATTAACTCGTGGCAAAATCATTGCTGCTACTGGAGCCGGCAAAACGCTTGTCATCTTTAAGGGTGTTAGAAAAGGCTTCTTAGAACTTGGCTTCAATCTTCAAGTAGTTGTTGCACCAACAATTGATTTGCTTAGACAACATCATGACTACTTTGAAAAGTTTGGTCTGTTCCATAAAGATAAAATCAGCGTCATTCACTTCAGAACTGGCGAAGAGTCAAAAACTGATAACCACTTTGACTATCAACAAACAACCAAAGTATCTGATCTAATATTAGATGGCAAACAGTTGGTATTTGTTACCTATGCATCAGAAGAAAATCTTTTCACCGGATTGAAATCTTTAGGCATTGATGCTGACTGTGTTTATTGGGATGAATTCCATCATACGGTTAAACAAAAAACTGAATACAAAGAGCATTTAGAAACCCTTCCATCTAAAAGAAACTTGTTCTTTTCAGCTTCTGAAAGACGTGGCCGTGTAGTAAGCTCTTTTGATGAATTAGTTTATGGCCCTACACTTATTAACGTTACCTATAAAGAACTTCGTTCCAAAGGCATCTTGGTTCCAAGATTAATCATTAAGCCAATTGTCATTAACCTTAATCACCCTACGATTCAAGGCATTGAAAGAAATCTCAAGAAAGCTGCCAAAGAGAAAAAGTTTGATTTGATGGATGGAGTTTTAGAAGCAGCTGGTACAATTGTTGCTAGACAAAATATGATTGGCACTGTTGGTAAATGTAACATGGTTACATTCAGCAAAGCCGTTCCTATCTGCAAAGAAATCACTACAAATGGCGAAATACGAGACTACTTCGGTGATGATCTTCATACTGTACATGCTGGAGTTCCTTCAAAAGATCGTAAAAAAATCTACGGTCAAATCACTCAATCTTCAGATAGCGTGTTATGCCAATACAGTATCGTTAAAGAAGGCATCGACATTAACCCCTTTAATAGTTTGGTGATGTCAAGATCATTAGATATTATTGGTGTTCAACAAGGCATTGGTCGTATAGCTCGTGCTAATCCTGAAGATACCAAAAACTTTCAAGCAGGTTTGATTAGCTTAGATGATCCCACTGGCTGGAACAAATATGAAGCTGTTGTGTATTTTATTATCACCACAGAAGATATGGAACAATTCAAAGATAGTGTAAAAGACATTGTTTACAAACTGCAATATGCCGGCTTTGAAGAAGAAGATTATGACTTTGCTGAAATTCTTGAAGAAAGAACTGGTGTTAGCGAAATCAATGAAGACTGGATAGCACCTAGACACAATCCTCTAGTGTATGACATCATCCAAGGCGTTAGCATTAAAGATGTGATTGCTCAAACCCATATTGATATAGAAGTTGAAACAATTCTTGAAGAGAGCGCACTCAGAAAGCTGAAAATAAAAGAGGAAATTGAGAGCACCAAAACTATCCATGAGCTTATCAGAAAGTTTGATAAGAAACCTCTTTTAATATTTGACCCAGTTAACAAAACCAAACATGGCTGTTTACATTTCTAGAAAACTAAGATATAATTATTCCATAGAGTTGATAAGGAACGATGATGACATGGTTTAATGTAGATGAATATGAACAGTTTAAGTTTGAGACAACTTTTGCACATATCAATAAAAATTTAAGTTCTGACTTTCATGTAGAAGCAACACCTTTCAAACTTTGTATTGAAATGGTGGAGAAAGTTGGAACAGAAATTGAAGACGACAAAGATTGGCTTGTGATTGCCAATCTTGAGTTTGTTCTGGTGTTGAAAAAGTATTTCGCATTTCGCGGTTGGGATTTTAATAGGGTTAGCTTTGCAACACCATGCGATATTAAAGCTACGTTTGCTGAATTTATTGGCGTAAAATCAATTATTAAATATGATTACGCTAACTTTAAAGAGTGGAATACAGATATGAAATTCGATGTGATTATTGGGAATCCTCCATATAAAGCTGGGCTTCATATGAAAGTTTTAGAAAAAGCTTTTAATGTGTTAGCTGATACTGGCCAGTTAATTTTTGTACAGCCGTCAGATTATTTTTTGTCATACAGAAAAAAGAAAACTGATTTTGTAAAAAATGCATTCAGTAAAATTAAAGGTATTGATGTATTTAACGGAAATGGTATATTCGATAATGCTGCATTCTTTAGTCCACTAATGGTAATCCAAATTGATAAAACTCTTAACGCTTCTGAAGTTGAAGTAAAATCACCTTATGGAACATCAAGTTTTACTAATAGCGAAGATTTGAATTTATGGGCCAACAGCGCTTTTTTATCGCTTAAAGCAAAGCTGTCATCTGAACCTAGTCTTTTAAGTCAATGTGTATGGACAAGGGGAGATTCTACGGATAACATATCTAGATCAGGCTATATATGCTGGTTCTCGGGCATTAGGGGGCACATTCCCCCTAATGCCCGAGATGTATTATATTGTAATGATTTTTTTACTATTGTTCAGCGTAGCAAAAGTGCTCACGTTTTTTTAAGTTCAGAATTTAAGACCATAAAAAAAGGTAGTGGATATGCATTTTATTTTGTTACTGAAAATGAAGTTAACAACTTTTACAAATATCTTACTACTAACTTTGCAAGAAGAGCTCTATCATATAATAAGTTAGATCAGAATATTAACGTTTCATTTTTGCCATGGTTAGATTTTACACAAGAGTGGACTGACAAAAAACTATTTGAGTATTACAATTTATCTGAAGACGAAATTAAATTTATTAATGAAATGCCGGAATATTATTAATTAGGAAATATATTTATGTTACTATATTGTCAAGATTTAACAAATAATATATTATTTACATATAAGTTGATAGATCAGCATTTTGATAATGCATTCTTATCATCGATTATTAAGTTCAAAATTAAACAACTTGATTTCCCAAACTTAAAAATAGATTTGGAAAATCTACAGTATTTAGAAATACCACCATCAGATTATTTAATTAAAATTGAATTGGGTCAAAATGATACAATTAAAAGTATTAACAGGACTAAAGTCACAGGCGAGGTCTTTACACCTCAAGCTCTTGTACATGAGATGCTTCAAAAGTTATCAGAAGATGACGATAAAATAGTCCTTGATTCTAAGAAAACATATCTTGATAATTCATGTGGAAATGCAGCTTTTCTTGCTGAGATTTTAAAACATGGGGTTCCAATTAAAAACATCTACGGGGTCGACCTAATGGCGGATAATGTATCAGACACCGTTGCAAGACTAGCAGTACTTCAAGAGTATGGTATTGACATCGTAGACGAGAATGCTCAATTCAAGATCAACCATCCTGAGTATGCAGATAATCACGACAGAGCTTGGTTAGAAGATAATCATAGTAGCTTTAGTCGTCGTTATCATGGTGACCTAGACGACGCTGAGATAGATGTCACTATCACCTTTGAATACTTTGATGATGGAGATGCTGGAGTCTTTCGTTATACCTTCGCTGATGGTGTTACAGCAATCAACTCCAACATTGTCTGTCAGGATGCTCTAACATACAACTACAGCTTTAGCAAGGTTCGTAAAAAAGTTTTGCAGTTCTAATATGAGCCATACTTTCAGGAGAGGTTATGACAAGTTTAGAGACAAAATGTCTAGACATGCTCCTGATGGCGCCTGGGATGGTCATCAATGCTGGTGCGACTTCTGTAGGAATCTTTGGCGTTTTGACATTGTTGAAAAAGAACAGATGAAGATAGCTAAACGTGATATAATAGAAGAATCCAAATGAAGTCGGTTGAAATCCTAACATACTCTCGACAGTCTGACCTTCATCTATGGTATCAGAATCGTCATGGTTGGCGTAAGCCTAAACCACTCACTCGTATCAAGTTAAAGAGACTCAGAATGCCGTGTCGATCTCTCAAACATGGCAATACATTTCAACACAGATTCGATTTCCTTTACCGAGTACGATATGAGCGCAACTCCTAAATATCTAGCTACATACGGTAGAATGCTTAGGAGGAGATAAAAATGAAGCTCAATGAAATAAAACTAATCCCCAAACCTCAAAAATTACAAGACCTCGCAGGTTTGGGGATTATAAGACCATATGTCGGATTAAAAGAGAATTATGTCTATCCACCATATTTTTCTGATTGGCAACTTAATGAGATGGCTTATAGAGTCGAGTGGAAAGAAGAGAATCATTTGCTTCTTGGATACTTCGCATCACCTGAGTTTAATTATGTCATTAAGATTGAGCCATTTGAATATATGCAATATAACTGTGTCAATATTGCATTTGAAGTCTTTAGAAAAGATGGAGCTGAGCCTACAACAGAATTAACGACAACTTCATATCCAAATTCAGTATTTGGCACAGTTTTAAATGCTTCATCAGAAAAAATAACTCAATTTGATGTTGATGCTGTAGTTTTTATTGCGGTCGATAATGTTGAAAAAAGGATGGCCGTATATAAAAGAATAGCGAAAAAATTTAGCAAAAACTTTGGTGAAGTTTTTGAGAAAATTAAACTCACAAATGGCGAAGCAATTATTATCATTTCAAATAACATTGCACCTGATGATAGAAAAGTCGTTTACGATTTCGTGTTAAATCAGAGTAATAGTAAATGAAATTAACAGATATAAAGCCACTTGATATTACGCAAGAGTTTATGGAAGCATTCGACAGAATTATGGAATATAAATCTCTTGGGTCTTTTCAGGACAAAGATAGTAAAATTTTTATATATTCAATAACTAATACTGAGCCACTTATAAAAATACAAATCAAAATTAAGAAAATTGCTAGTAGAGTAATAGGTGAGCTTTCATTCTTTACTGAAGAATTAGGTTTTGAACAACTGAACATTTCATCATCTGGAAAAGCGATATCTATTATTGCAACCGTCGCTGATTTAGGTAAGAAGTTTATTCCGCAGTTAGATATTCTGTTTTGTACGTGTAAGTTAATAGTTCCAATAGATGATACAGAAGAGAATTGGAAAAAAGCTAAGAAAGAAGTAAAATCTAAAAGTTTCATTTACGGCAAATTAGCTGCTCGTTTCACAAAAGAGAATGATCTCAGTTATCAATCTTTTTTTGCGAAGGTAGATTATGGTTACGTGTTAATTAAAAGCGGAGAAATATCAAAAAGCGATATTATAAAATATTATGGAGAGTGGGCATCATAATGGCAACTTCTAGATTGTTTCAAGTCTCTGGATTTTGGCGTAAACTTCCAGGGCAAACTCAATTCCAATCAAACATTGAGTATCGGATTTTGACTTCCAAATCCACCCCACGTAAGCCTGGAAATGGCTCTAAACGTCATGGCAATATGACTGACCTTCAAGAGTATGTCTACTTCAAACTCAATGCTAGGACCCGTCGATGTCGCCATCCTGTCAAACACCGAGAGAAGATGGAAAAGACGTATGCTGAATGGGACATTCTACTGAAGAGGCTTTATGTCAAAGATGGGGACAACGAATGAAATTAGACGAACTATTTTTGACAAATCAGTGCCGGAAATACTTTGGCCTTATCGATTGATAAGAAAAGCAGATGAAGCTCGAGCCGAAGATGCGTTATATGAAGGGCTTATCACTACTTATTCAATAGAAAAAACTATTGAAACTATTCATAACGCACTAAAATGCCGCGTTAGAAAATACGCAAAGATTTTAACACTTATTATAATAGTTTTGGCGTTAGCGGTGAAACTTCTTCATTTGATTTTGTTGAATTATTAAGAATACTTAACGAATGTGGATGGTATATTGCAGTTATTCAATTTTATAATGGTAAAGAAGAAAATATAACTCTCAACAAAAACATATCAATTACTGAGCTCAATAAAGCAAAAGAGTCATCTACATCATTTATATTGAAAGCGGAAGCTAAATTTGATATTGAAATAGATAAAGATAAAGATTACTATCCAGATGAGTTATATTGTTTAGCTCCATTTAAAGTAAAACATAAAATTGAGAAAAATGGACTAATCCCTAAATCTGGAAAAAATCTTGATGGACAACCTGACAGAATATACCTAGCATTTAATAAAAACAATTTAATAACTCATATGCTACCCCAATTACAGGCTAAAGATATTCGTTATGATAGAGGCGCAATTCTAATTACCGTTGATTGCAAAAGATTCAAAAACTCCACGACAAATAAAATTAGATTTTTTAATGATATTAATTGGCCAGATGAAGCCGTTTATACTATAGTCAATATTCCTCCATATTATATTTCAGATATCCAGCAAATGTGAAATTAGACGAACTGTTTGATATTACTAAACCGTTTGACCCTCATCAACAATCATTACTGTTTGATGCACAGAATGAAATTTATGAAGGTCTAATAAAAAGTTATCCTATTGATAGTATTATTTCTTGGTTTAGTATTCAGAAACTGAAAGTCATTAAGACTCATTATAACTTCTTTGTTGTTGAATGTAAAAGAGATGAAATAGATCCGAAAGAAATATTAAGAATGGTGAATACTCATGGATGGTTTATCTCTTTAATACAGTTTGACTACGATGCCACTAAAGTCATCAATAAAAATATTAATGAAGAGTCTTTTAATACCTACAATGCTGATAATCTTTCTCTTAAAATAGAAGCAAAATTTGATATTGAATTAAGCAAAACTAAATTTCCTAAGGAGCTTTATTGTTTAGCTCCTTTACAAGTTAAAGATAAAATAGCAAAAATTGGTTTAGTGCCAAAATCTGGTAAAAATGTTGATAATCAACCACCTCGAATTTATCTTTCCAAATACAGAGATGCGTTAATAAATGAAATGCTGCCACAATTACAGAATAAAGATGAGCGATATCTGAAAGGTGCAATATTGATAACTCTTAACACACAACAATTTCCTGATAATGTGAGATTGTTTATTGATGAAAATTGGAAAAATAGGGCATATTATGCAATAGTGAATATTCCTCGCAACTGCATAAGCCATATAGAAGAAATCTAATTTGGGACATTGAAAAATGAATAAACGCTATGTTGAAGCTGTCTATTGGTCTCGTTACAGTGCTAATAATGATTATCGTTGGTATAAGCGGTTGTGGCAAAACCCTACCCACCCAGCCATCCTTCGTGCAAAGTATAAGAGTACTCCTACAGTACGATTGCTTATTCGTAACTTGCGTTGGACAAGTCCAGCAGAAGAGCAGTGGACAGCAGACAACTTTCTAAACGCTGTAAAAGGGCATACCAGCTTTAAGACAGAACTCCGCATCAAAATAACCCATCCATACAGAACTAAATGGCAGAAATTAAGAGATGAACGCATACCTGAGTCTTCGCTGCACTGGTGGTAGAAAACTTTTATGGTTCCAACATTGCAAAGTTTTTAAAACAGAATTTGAGCCGCTGGTAACAATTTTAGCTGTGTACTTTTGCTGTCAAGTATGAGATAATACATTCATAGTCTAAAACACCCCGAGGAGTAAAACATCATGGCCGCACCAATTGCAAATAGAGTAGTTGTTATCAGTCGCAAATACTGGGACAATGAGAAAAATATTATGCGCAATGTAGATGTTTACGTTGGACATACAAGACGGAAGATTGAGCACTTCTTACTTGACTTCAAATCTCAAATCAAAACTGCACCTGAGTCAGTTAGTCAGAAAATTCAGGCATTGAATGTGAATGCCAATGAGTTGTATATCCGCCAAGTTTCAACTGCGGCTACCGAAAACCTGGACAAGGTGTTAAACCTCTACATCACCAAATACAACACCATTGAGAACGGTTGGAATACACTCGACCACGCAAGCGAATAGTAGTGTAGGAGTAAGGGCCTCTGTCTATGGCGCCCCACTTATGAAAGACATAGACAGCAAAATGGGAAATATCATATGAAAACCAAAGTAAACGCGTCATCGTCAACCAACTCTTTCGACCTTCAACAAATCTTCAATGCATTAGTTGGGCAAAAGCTTGAAGATGCATATCTTTACACCGCCCTCAATGACCCTTTCAGACCGTATCGAAATGAAGTCGATATTGAGATTGACGCTATCGATAGCTCAGAAAGTGGGAGCCACGGTCGCTCTTACAATCAGATTATCAAAGCCTGTGAATCTGGCAAGATTGCAGAAATCATACTACGCGAAGACGCTGTTGGCTCTGCACTGTTTGAGAAAGCTACCAAAAGATACCATGACCTCTACTTTCCAAAAGGCGAATGCTTCGTCGAAGTAAAACGCTGGAAACAAAACTCCATCCCTCAAAATGTAGAGAAGTTTCTACGTGAAGATTCGAAAAAATACAACACTTCTAAATGGTTGTTTGTCTTCACTTATGATGACAAACACACGTGGCTGGACAGAATCATTGATGTAGAAAGTGAAACCAAGACTGATGAAGTAGGTAATAGCGATGTCGTCATTGATATCCACCAAACTAGAAACTCTTACACAATCTACATGCCAACCTACAGACATCTGAAAGCGACAGACGGCGTTATCTGCTTCATCTCCAGCGCTGGCAAAAAGACTTACAAAACGTTTGATTGGTTTGATGATGTTAAACGTGAAAGCAATAAAGGTGCGGCATCAGGTGGCTACTATGTCTTCGCCGATAAAGTATAGAGAAACTGTTAAGTAGGTCTAAAATCCGTTATGTACTTCTGGAATTATACAGATTATAATTTTTAAATAGAATAAATAGTATTTTTCCAGAGGTAGCAATTCATGAAACTCCAGGACTTATTTGAAGCACCGCGAAATATTCCAGATTTAGATAATCCATCAGAATTTGATTTGATTGATAAAGAAAAGAATCAATTAATATATGCTGAATATACAGGTAAGGCTTATCAATATAAAAAACTTATACTAAAGCTAACTGATGATGTAAGCATTTACCAGAGCGGCACAGAGCTTTTTGCTCTTGACACTACACATAAGTTGATAACTTATTATATGAGATATAAAGTTGGTAATGACAAATTTGTAGGTGGGCAATACGTTTGGCAATCTATGGTTTGGGCAAATCCTCAATTTTATCATAGATATCTTTCAGGAATACCTCGGAAAGTATTTTTTGATGTACTACTTCCAAAGTTCAGAGTTATTATTACTGATAGTGAACAAACTTGGAAAGGTCAGCGCTTCTGGCAAATTTCTATTGGTGAAGCTTTCAATAAAAATCTCAATGTCTATTTTGCAGATTTCAAATCTAAAACATTAGTTAAATTGAAATCTGATCTTGAATTAGATGATTTCCAGAAAAAGTATGATATTTGGGGAAATACCAAAGCACATGAAATGAAACGCATGGTCATCACTGACAAGCTGCTGAGTGAAACTGTTAAGTAGGTCTAAAATCCGTTATGTACATACTTTGTGATTTGGAGTAGAATATACCCAGATTCAGAGTAAGTATTGAGGAGAAGCTACACCATGATGACTACCGTCACATATATCACCGAAGTCAAAAATCTTATCCAACCTGCAGTTGATAAAGCTGGGTTGGATATCTCTTCACTGAGACAAGACCAAATCCTGAAAAGCTTCTTCAGCTTCGCTAAAGTCTATCTCTGCAAAACCTGCAAAGGTGCTGGCGTATTCCGCAATGGCTCTACTTGCCCAAATTGCAAAGGTCAATGCACAGACCCGATGAAAGGCGTCCGTCCAACCATTGAAGAGATACAAGCTCGCATTGATTCCAAAATCAAAATCTTTGTAGGCAAACTGAATAACGAATTAAATGCGAAAGAAAGAAAAGCTATCGAGACTGCTAAAAGATTAGCTATTAAAGCTCTGCAAGTTGAATCAAACAGACAAACTTCAATAACTAAATTCGCAGAAAAAGACCAGCGCGCTTTGTTGAAAGCTCTTGAATCTACTAATGATTTAGGCTCATTCATTGATTCAGTTAGGACTCAATGGAGACTGTATGGCAAATTGTCAGAAGCTCAAGCAAGAGCAATCTTGCAAAAATGAAACATGTGAGAGAGATTGAAGCGGCTAGTGAATTCTATATCGATTATCAAGTTAATACAAGTGTCAATGTTAAAGTCAAAATTGTCACAATCTATGTCGATGAATTGATTACAAACTTTGATGGTAGTGAAGGCATTACTAACAAAATCGTCATGAAATCTAGCTCACATCAACAATTCTATGTCAAAACGTCTAACACAAAACTGTTAGCTAAATTCATAGAATTGCAAAAAGCTGACGGTTGGTTTAAAGTTGAAGGCCGAATCAAATGGCTTTGTCCTGATAAGAGCTACATTTCTCTTTCTTCTAAAGGCTTGAAAATCAATGAAACACTATAAACGACTAACGAGAGAGCATTCACGATGTGGGGTAAAATATGATTTATCATGAAGAAGAATCTGACAAATATTTTGAGTTTTACAAAGACTTACTGATAGCCGCTCAAAAGAATAGCACATGTAAGCGTTTGCAAGTCGCGGCATTTATCGTCAAAGATGGTCGTGTCAGTCAGTCAGGTTGGAATGGCTCTTTGCCAGGTCAACGTCATTGCACTGAGCGTTTCTCACATCTTGACACAACTGACCCCAAGTTTTATGAAGCCCATGGTAAATGGTCGATGCGCAATGAATCACATGCGGAAATCTCTGCCATTGCTTTTGCCGCTAAACATGGTATTGCAATTGGTGGTTGGCATATGGCAGTTACTCATACTCCTTGTTTGCCCTGTGCGAAAACAATCATCATGGCCGGTATTACGAAAGTCTTCTATATGGAAATGTATGACCGCGACCCTGAAGGCTTCAACCTTTTACAAGAATTAGGAGTAAAATGTGTCCAACTCTAATAATGACCAATCGCCAGGTGTAAAACTTGGCTTCATCTTTGGCTTCATCTTTGCAGTTGCATTATCCCAACTACCATTTTCGGATATGAAGAAAGCGCAGGATGCGGTTAACGAATGTCAGTTGCATTTATCGAGAGACCAATACTGCAAAATCGTCGCTGTCCCTGAAAACAACACCGCAAATGCAGCCGTTAGTAGCAACCGTCCTTAAGGACCGCATCCTCTTAGGTGATGGGAGAAGCGTAGTCGACCCTGAAGAGGTCGTCCCTCTTCTACTAAGAGGCTTACAACCATCTGACATTCTAATCACAGACGACACCTGGGACGTCCGAGAATATAACCTGAGAGCTGATATACCGTTGAAAGTATTTGACCATAATACTGAGACCAAACTTAACGTTGATACGTGGCTTATTCCGCCAGAATACTTATCATTAGACCTGCGAAACTACTTTCTCAATCTCATTTCTGGTGTTGATGATGATGACATTATCCAAGTGCGAGTAGAGAATGAGTTATTAGAAGTAGAGCGTCGTGGATTTGAGAATGGTTTAAGGACAATCATCTATGTGGTTGATACCTTTAAGAAGAATGGTCAAGTGTGGGGTGTAGGTCGTGGCTCTTCATGTGCGTCATATTTGCTATATCTCATCGGCCTCCATTGCGTTGATTGCATTAAATATGACATTCATTGGTCAGAATTTTATCACGATTAACAAAGAATCGTATCATTTTCTAACCAATAAATAGGATACTACGTAATTACATATAACACTATCAGGAGATTATAACCATATGGCTAAACAAGCAAGAAGCGCACGTGGAGACTTAGTCGACTTTGACATTTTGTCAATTCGTCAGGCCTTAGCCTCAGCACCTATTTCAGTTGGTGCTGAAGAACGTCGACAGTTTATCGACACTAAGAATGGCATTAAACCTAAAGTTGTTTCAGGGTCTATCCAAAACGGGCTAAAAGCGATGCCTGGAGAAATAATGGCTCCTCCTGTAGTAGAGATTCCTGAGGCAATGAGATTTGCTATTGACGCGGCAACAATTGCTCAAAGCGATATTGATGTCGTAGAAGAGACTTCAGCAGAAGAATAGCCCCTATACTTTATACCACATAAAACATATGAATGTCAAACCAATTCACGATAGAATCTTTTTCACTTTTGTTGAAAACCTAACCAACAATAACTTTCTACCAAAGACCAAATCAGGTATCATCTTGACTGACAATTTGGACTTCTCAGAAGTCCATAGACCTCAATGGGGTAAAGTCATCAGTGTTGGCCCTAAAACTTCTGACGAAATCCGAAACAGCACATACATCCTTATTGAGGCCGGTAAATGGACAACCCGTATCCAACCTGTTCCTGGTGGTGAGACCTTTTGGCAAACCGAAGAGTCCTTCATTCTGGCCACAACTGATGATGCTGAATCTACGGTAAGATACTGAAAATAAAAGTGTACATTTACAAAAAACGTGATACAATAGAACCATAAATTAACCAACGAGAGGAGATTACTACGATGATGACGTTTCTCTCAACACTAAATTTTGGTTATGTTTTAATTTTAGCTGCGCTCGCAGTACTGATAGTTTATTGTCAGTTGACGATAATAGCTGCTATTGTGATTCGTGAAAAGAATTTGTATCCTGAAGGTTCGAATGACTTCAGATTGGTCAAATCATTTGAATGGGGTGTTATTGCTACCTTCACTGTTATCCTGATAACAGGCTTTGGTATCTCACTATGAGCACTCCAGTTAAAATGGATTTTGGCGACAAAATGATGTTTGGAATGAAGTACGAGTTTCTCCTCGATTTGGGTGAGAAAGTTTTCAGACTTCATTATCCAATCACAGAGGTTATGGATGACTCCGTTATAGTATCCGTCAATGACCTTGACACACTCTATGACGAAGTCAACCTAACAATTCTTCACGGTGGTATGGAATACAATTTGGATATTCCAATGATTTACTTTACTGATGTAGATTATAGACGTCGTTATGACGAATCCTTCATCAACAGAAATGAAATAATGCGCAATAAAATGAAAGGCTGATAGACAGCCTTTTTACCAAAAACCAAATTCATAAAGGGGATTCCTATTATGGCCATACGCAAAACAAAAATCGTTCAAATCAGAGAAGGCACTGCCTTCGTCAATGAATGCTTCGCTAAAGAAGTTGCAGAAAATCCCAACCGCTCTTCTTTCAGACCGTTACAGATGTCTAATTTCATCATTAGCGATAGCGGTAGTTTCGTCAAACAGCGTAATTCTACAGAAGAATTAGTGACGATTTTCTCGATTGTAACTGCTATCCCTGGCCTGTATTCTCTGCTAATCCATCTGAATAAAACTTTCGGCATTGTAACCAAATACGTCGGAGAAAGCAAATGAGCATAGCAGACAAAAAACCATATGACCTAATCGTCTATATCGGCAGAATGCAACCACCCACTACGGCGCATATTGCGAATGTCAAAAAAGCCCTCGAGCTTTCCAAGAAAGTGATTGTGCTTTTCGGCTCTTCATACCAACCACGCACCATCAAAAATCCTTGGACATGGGTTGAGCGTGCAGCTATGTTGCTAAAACAACTTCCACCGGCTGCTACTACTCGTGTGACCTGCCGCGGCATCCATGACTATCGTTACAATGACAATGAATGGGCTCAACAGGTCCAACAGGTTGTTAAGCAAGCTGCATTGAGCTCAATCAATCCAAAGATTGGTATTATCGGCTGTAAGAAAGATAGCTCAAGCTATTATCTGGATTTATTTCCTCAATGGAAGTTTATTGAGATGGAGCAAGTTGAAGATGTCAATGCAACTACAGTTCGTTCTGAATACTTCTCTGATAATCTATTCAAATGGCATGACAAAGACTTAATCTCGCGTGAATTGCAACAATACCTGAAAGAATGGTCAGCAAGCGAAGAGTTTACTCAATTATGTAAGGAGTATGACTTTGTGGAAAAATACAAACAAGCCTGGTCGGCTGCACCTTATCCGCCAACCTTCGTAACTTGTGATGCCGTTGTCATTCAATCTGGCCATGTCCTATTGGTGCAACGTAAAGCAACTCCTGGTGAAGGTCTTTGGGCTCTACCTGGTGGCTTCGTCAATCAAGACGAATACATCACTGTGGCAGTATTGCGAGAATTGCGAGAAGAGACCAAACTGAAAGTGCCAACTGCGGTATTAGCGGGTAGTATGAAAGGCCGTCAGGTGTTTGACAATCCTGGTCGTTCGCTACGTGGTCGCACTATCACACATGCCTCTGCCTTCTTGCTACCTCCTGGTGAATTGCCAAAGGTGAAAGGTGGTGATGATGCGGCCAAAGCCAAATGGTTTCCTATTGATGATGTATTGGAGATGGAAGAGCACCTGTTCGAGGACCATATTGATATAATTCGTTTTGGTATAAGTGTATGTGGAGTTAATTGATTTGCTGGGTGATACGCTAATGACGCTACTATTCGAAGCTTTTCGAGTGGTAGCGAGTGTCTTCTTTCTTGAAGTCGGGATGATGTTTTTTACCTTCGGGTTTGTGACTATGTTTTTCGTATCACAATATGAATGGGACAGACTTCGCAGAGACTTCGAACTTTACTGGCCTCAAATGGTAAGAGACCATTATGGTCCACAAGGCCGAGTAGTTTGGCTGGTTATCAACGTTATCGTAATGGTCGCACTTGTATTTTTAATGGGGCAAAAGCAGTGAAAGATATACACAATGGGGATTTTACCTTCTTCTGGAATGGTCCTTTTAGCCAATGGCATCCGAGTAAGTTCGAAGTCAATTACTTCGACTTTGGCGGAATGAGATACCGAGGGGGTAAGTTTTGCACTGCTGAGCAGTTTATGATGTTTGCGAAAGCCATTCTGTTTGAAGACCTTGAGACTGCTCAAGACATTATGGCAGTATCTGACCCAAAGATGCAAAAAGCATTTGGTCGTCGAGTGAGAAACTTTGATGCTAATATGTGGAATGCAGTAGCTCGTCATGTTGTCTATCAAGGCAACCTTGCAAAGTTTCAACAGAATGACAAACTACGTGCGGCTTTGCTGGCTACTGGTGATACCACTCTGGTTGAAGCGTCTCCATATGATACCATTTGGGGTATTGGCTTGAATGAAGAAGATGCTCGTATTACCCCAGTGAAAGATTGGAAAGGTACCAATTGGTTGGGCCTTGAATTGACTGAAGTCAGACGTTGGCTAAGAGCGTATCCCTAATGGAAATCAAACAATGTCTCGATTTAGATTTCGTCATTGTTGCCGAACCTCATAGTCATCATGTAGATTACAAAATTTACAATATGTATGGCTATGACCAAGCAACCGGTCCATACTTCTGTAAAGAAGATGAGAATGGCGCCATTAATCCAGTTGACAATATTGAAGAGGCTGATGTCTTTATGAGCGGCTCTGTTAAATGGGATGGTTGCTCTAATTGGCATTTCAATGAACAGGAGCGTGGGATGATCCATGGTTGTTGTAAAGACCATCTTGTCAATATCGGTTTAGCACTTGGCGAAGCCTGGGATTGGACTAAAGAGCTCATCCCTAACACATGGCATGTTCAATGATGATTTCATTATAAATCAATAACTTAGACCCGTACATTATTTATGAACAGTCTTAATTAATGTACGGCGATAAATAGAGTTGTACATATCCAAAAGATGATGATACAATAATTCTAATAATCAAGTTGATAGACAACTTAAGATTATCCAAAATCACTAACAGAGGGAGTCTCTAATATGTGGACCAATATCCAAAAGTTTCAAGATGACGCAGAACACGTCACCAAGTTCGTCTTCTCTAGAGAAGATATCGCAATCGAATCTGTTTTATATCGCTATCCTACCTATCAAGAGCGTACTGTCCTCTGTATCTCTGTTATGTGTGGCTGTCCTATGGGCTGTCGGTTTTGTGGCGCTGGAGACTTCTATGTCAGAAACTTGACGTCAGAGGAGATTCTAGCTCAAGCAGTTTACATCCTCGAAAACGAGATCGGTGGAATAAATCCTAATGAAATCAATAAGTTGCAGATAATGGTGATGTCTATGGGTGAGCCTGCCCTCAACAAAGCATTAGCTGGAGCTTTCAGAGTGTTACACAGAGAATACCCTCAAGCCGCATTGCTCATCTCTACCTCAGGTCCTAAAGTTGACTACAGTTGGATACGAGATTTGAGTGTTGAAATCCCTACAGTTGGATTGCAATTCAGCGTCCATGAAAGCACTGATGAAGCTCGAGATAAGTTGGTGCCATTCAAGAATAAGTTGACCCTTGCCGAGATGGCTGAAGAAGGTCAGAAGTGGTTTCAAACTACAGGTAGAAAGCCATACTTCAACTACTGCGCCCATGAAAAGAATACCTCAGACCGTGATGGATTGCGCATCTCCAAATTATTTAAATCTGATATTTGGGAAGCAACAGTGTCAGTCATCTGCGAACGAGAAGCGGGTTTTTCTAAAGCCAATGAGAAGCAACGCAATTTAGCTGTCAACTTTGGCAACGAGCTTGTTGACTTCGGTTTTAACGTGAGAGTATTTGACCCAGCCGGACAGGACACTATAGGCGGAGGATGTGGAATGTTACCAGCATTTCAGAAATGGGTTGCACAAAACCCATCATTAGCAAAACCTTCTTGCGGTAATGGTTTGCCATTAGTACATTCACCTCAATAAACTAAAGTTGTCCTCACCGTCCAAAGTGTGTTATAATTATACTTTGGACGGTGAGGATTTGTATGGCTTTTTATTACACTTATAAAGTTTCTAATTTAATTACTAATCATTACTATTTCGGTAAAAGAAAATATCGAGGTAAGCATATTGATAAGGACAAATATCTTGGCAGCGGTTCTATACTTAATGCAGAAATATTAAAGTATGGTCGTGAAAACTTTAAAAAAGAAATACTTGAGTTTTTTGAAAGCCCTGAAGAGATGATTGACGAAGCCGAGGTCGAAATCAACGAACAAGGCTACGACTTCAATCGTAAGGGTTGGGAACGCATTGCTCGCGAACTCGACGGCAAACTTCCAATCCGTCTGATGGGTGTTGAAGAAGGCCGCATTATTCCTGTTCAATCTCCAATGTTAGGTTGGGTCAACACAGTTCCTGGTACTGCGTGGTTATGTGGGGATTTGGAAACTTTCATCCAGTGTATCTCCTGGAAGATGTCAACTGTCGCTTCCATTTGCCGCAAAATTCGTACCACTCTGGCTAAGTATGCAGAAGAAACTGGTACTGTCTCTGACATCAGCTACATGCTGCACAACTTCGGTGATCGTGGTGCTGATGCTCCTGAAGCTGCAGTACTTGCTGGTATCGCTCATGCTATGTTGTTTGATGGCTCTGACTGTCTGCAAGTCAACCGGTATGTCAAAAAGCTGTATGGTACCAGTAAGCCAACCACCTCTTCAATCGACGCATCTGAACATTACACTATGACGTCCAACTCAGACTGTGCCAACCGCAATGACTATGGCGCTGCAGTGATGATCGTTGAACGTCTTGAAGCAGCAGTCAAACGTACCAAAGAAAAAGGTATCGGTATCCCATTCGTATCTGGCGTGATTGACACCTTCGATGATGAGCGGTTTGTCTCTGAGTTCATTGGTGATCTATTGAAAGATCGCATTATCGAATCAGGTGGCCGTTTCATTGCTCGCCCTGACAGTGGCAATCCATTCACCAAACCTGGTGAGATTGGTCGTCTGTTGGCTGAAGCCTTTGGTTCAACTACCAATGGAATGGGCTATGAAGTCTTGCATCCTGCTGTTGGTGTTATCCAAGGCGATGGCATCACCATCGAAACCTTCGAAAGAGTTGTAATGGGTTGGATCGAAGCAGGTTTCTCATTAGACAACTTCTGTATGGGTATGGGTTCTGGTGTTACTCACGACGGTAGACGCGACGACTTCAGCTTCTCAGTCAAAGCCATCGCAAACCAAATGAGCAACGGCCATTGGGTAAGCTTGCTGAAAGCTCCTAAAACCGATATGTCCAAAAAATCGTTGACTGGTCTAACTCGTTGTAAAGAAGTAAATGGTGAGCTGGAAGTCTTTGATGCATTAGAAACCGGTGAAGTATATTCAATGTGGACTGATCAACCAGGTTGGAAAATGTGGTTTGAAGATGGATACAGAACCAATCGTCAAACTTGGGATGAAGTGAAACAGAGAGCTAGAAGTTAATTTTATCAATAAAACCATAGGAAATAATCGCATATGTCAAAAATAGCAACAAAATACAGATACCTTCGGCCAGAATCATACTTTGGTAATATCGATGCAAGTTATAAGAATTTGTGTATTGGTATCAGGACAGACTTAACCACTGTCGATTCCGATAAGGCAAACATTCTGAATTGGGCAGTTACCTTTAAGGCGCCAAGCGACCAGTTTAGCAAAGAAGAAGCTCGAGTGGTCTTATC